GACCCGTACTGTTTCTTTACCTCATCCAGGGGCATGTGGGCCAGACCCCGGATAGACGCGTCCCTCAGCTTGTCGTGCTCCGCCACTAAGGCGGTGATGGACTCCATGATAGTGTCCTCGTCCTTGCCGGAGACCAGCTGCCGAAACGGAACCGGCAGTGTGGGGGCGTGGCGAGAGACCAGGTCGAAGATCATCATTTTCTGCCTCGCCTCTTCGGCGTCGTGCTTGGCCTTGGCCGCGTCCTCTTTGAGCTTCGCGTTTTCCGCTTGGAGCCGCTCCGACTCCGACAGACCGGCGTTCTTCTGTTCCTCCACGGCGGCCCGTAACGCGGCCAACTCGTTTGCCATGGCGGTGTTCTGCTCAGTCAGGAAACGGATCTCGCTCTTGTGCTTGGCGTCCAGCCGGTTGATGGTCTCCTGGGACACCCCAGTATACACGGGGTGTCCGGTCTTCGTTTCGTGGTCAGCGTGGTTCGTGGTGTCTCCGCCCGGCTTCTTGTCCCCGCCGGTGGGGGCGTCCTGGCTGTCTTTACGGGCGCCAGTACCCTCGCCCGAGGTCTTCTCCTCGGTAGCGTTCGTGGCCATTATATAACGCCTCCTGGTTTCCGTCAATCATGATGGATGTCTCGCTGACTATCGTCTCCCCCGCGTACTTCGCTTCCGCGTTGTCGGTGTCGGTCACCTCCTTGACCACCAGGTGCCCTGACACTATGGTGGGATCACACCAGATCGACACCCCGAGCTCGTGGCAGTTCAGGGCGAAGGACAGATCCTCCATTATCCATCCCACGCCTAGCATTATCCGGTTGTCGAAGGGCCTGCGGCCCAGCACGTCCCGCATCTTGGCGAACGTGCTAGTCCGGACCATCAGGCAGCCTCCACCGCAACCGCCGACAGCGAATATCCCGTCCTTGGGATACCGGACGATCTGCTTGAACCCCTGCTGCCCGCCGCCCTTCCCCACGTCCTTCCCCTCGTCCAGTCGGTAAAGAACTGGCAGGGCGTTCCCCCTCATGAAGTAGACCCCCGTCAGAACGTCAAGTCCCCCGGCGTTCATTACCTCCATCATCCGGAGAACGGTAGTCGGGTCGAAGGTCTGGTCGCAGTCCCCGAAAAAGACGTATTCCGTCCCGTAGGCCAGGCCGGTATCAGCCAGGGCATTCCGGGCCTGGGCGTGGTCCGTAGTGGTGGGGAAGGCAAATGCGGCCATCTTCCCCTGCGTGGCCAGCACGTGCGCCGTGGTGGCGGCCACTCTCATGGCGGAAGTGTAGTGGCTTGTCAGAACCGCCGGGATACCGGCCATGAAGCCAACCAGCACTATCGGAGCCGGGTCGTGGGCTGGGGCCACGGAATCAACGGTCTGTTCGTCCATGCTGTCTTTTCCCATCAGTGTCTTACTACGACCGACGGTGCGATCTCCCATCGGTCCTCCATGCTTGCCGGGTCGTCCGGGTCCCTCCGGGCCTCCGGGACCATCTCCTGTGGTTCCGCCGCGTCCACAACCTCAGACACGGAGAACCCCTGCCTATCCACCAGCCTGGCGATCAACTCCCTGGCGTACTGCTCATCCGGTACCGCGTTGGCCATTCGCGCAAGGCGCCGTTCCGGATCGGCAGTCAACACCCGCCAGTCCGGGGTAACGGTCAGCACATGCCGAACCCTACCGGGAGACAGCAGGTACACCAGGTACTTCACCATCGCACCTCCACGGACTTCTTCCTACTTCGCAGCGTCCTCCTGAGCTCTCACTAGTTCTTGCTGATACCACTCAGACAGGGGAGGAGAGCCCGGAACCACTAGATCCTTCCACCGATCCGGGGGAACCAAGGCGGCCAGCTCAAGCAGGGGAACCGGCTGGGCGCCCTTCTTCCTCTCTTCCCGCCTCGCTTTCTTCACTAGGTCCATGAAGCTAAGCTTCTCCATCATGGTGGCCGAGCCAGCGTCGACCAAGGCGTTGGTCGTTTCCGCCCACGCCCTGGGGTTCTTGTCGGCTATGGCCTTTATCTGGGCGGTAAGATGGTGCTGCCTTGGCGTCCCGGTTATCGTTCCTGTGGGGGAAGCATAGGCCTTCTTTATCTGGGCCTTGTACTTCCCTATCCCAGCTATGTGGGGCATCAGTACGTGTCGGCATTTCGGGTGTCGGAACCCCTGGGCCTTCGCTTCTGCGAGAGTGGGATAGCCAGGTGTCTTGCCCCAAAGTGAGAGAATCCTCCCCTCCCACCTCTCACATTTCTTGCAGGTGCCTGGGTGAGGGTTTACCTTGACCAGGTCCTGGCCGGACTCCCTCATGCACGCTTCAAGGCCCTTATCTTGGGCTTCCGTCGTCATGGTCTTCGACACCATGTCAACGTACCGGCCCATCCCCCACCGGCGGCCGGTCTTATCCACGAACTCGGTAACCGCCGCGCGGCTCTTTAGCCAGTTAGCCACCCCGCTCCCGGTCCCGCCGGTCTCCGGAAGCCGCTTTATGCTGGATATCATCTTCTCGCTGATCTGCCCCTGCTTGACCAGGTCCGCCAGTACGTCGTCGGGTGACCTCCCAGCCCGTGCCCCAGCGGCCAGCGCCTTCCGTATGGGTAGGACACCTAGCCTGATCTGCCGGGTTAGCGTCTTCCTGCTCTGAACAACTGTCAAACCTGTGGCCAGGGAAGTGATCTTACTTTTCATGGCAGAAGCACGATACAAATCTTCGACTTCTCGTCCGACACCTCCGCTAAGGTGGTTCAACTTGGTGACCGAGGAGGCCACCAGGGCGTTGATCTCACGGCGGGCAAGGGCCGACATCCCAAGGTCCATCTGGGTAACGTCCCCAGGATGGGCCATCTTGCTAAGGCCACCAGGGTTCAGGTACCCCTCGACCGATGAGTACCCCAAGGCGTAGAGCTGCTCAAGACACCAGCCGAACTCGTCGTTCTGGCTCTTGAGCCCGGCGATCACGTGCCGAACCTGAGCCAGTTGCTGGGCCGCAAACGCCCTGCGCCAGTCCGTGGGTTTGGTCTCATCCAGGGCTACAGCCCATAGGCCCTCCGCCGCCGCTGCCAGCCGTTCCTCCGCCACGGTGTACGCCTGGATCATGGCGGACACGTATTCATCCCCCAGGCCCTTAGCCTGCGCGAAGATAGGCAAGAACCCCTCGGGGGAGACCGCCATAGGTTATGTTCCTTCCCAAGGCAGGGAAGAGGGCTGGGCCGCTGCCGCGTCGGCGTCGGCTTCATCCACCAATGCCTGCGCTTCCTCGATGGAAAGCCCTAACACACGGGACGCCAAACGGGCTCTGGACAGGATACCGAGGTCCTTCATGGTGACGGCCTCCGCCAGCTCTTCCTGCCGGTCCTCCGGAAGCCCACTACCCCATAATATGTCCACGTCCTCCGGTTCGACAACAGCCACCTCAGCCGGTATGTCGAGGGCTACCTCAGCCTGCGCCCCCTTCTCCCGTACCGCAACACTAAGCTTGGTGACCAGGGAGATGATCTTCGCCAGTGGGTAGGCCCACTCGGTTTGCTTCCCCTTGACCGTGGTTTGCGTCGTCATCTGGCGCATCCGAATGGCCCTGCCCGACTCTTCGGTCGTAGCCAGGTGGGCCAGCAACGCCTCAAGATCGACACGGGTCACATTGGCGAACGACTGAGTCAGGTCAAGAATGGCGGAGTCTACGGACGACAATCCAGCGTCCCACACCAGATACCCCATGGGTGGGGCTACCTCACCTGGCGGCATGGTGATATACTTGTTCTCCCGGAGCTGCACCTTGGCTTCCTCATCGCTGATGTCCGGCCCGTAGACCACCGGGTCTACGTGCTTGTCGTGAACCCGGCTTCTCTGCGTTCTCCGGTTGTGGATCTCCCCCATCAGCTCGACAACCGGGTAGTAGTCGGACGTTCCCCATGCCGACGCGTCCGTCTCTTCGTTCCTGGCGTGGACCAGCAGGATCTCATCGACCCCTGTGGCCATGACCTCTGGCGTACCGGCCAACCGCTCGCACGCGTCCATCGGTACCCGGTCCTGCTCCGGTTCAAAGGTCCACGTCCCCAGCGACTGCCCGGACCGGAGAACCCATAGCATGTTCTCGATGGCCCCTGGGCTGTGCACCTCAAGCCATAGGTAGGTGCGATCCCCCTCTACCACTATGGTGGACACCACGGCCTGCAGGATGTTCTGTGGGGACACCGGGTCCGTGATGGGGAAATAGTTGCTGGCGGACACCGGGGCCACGTACACCCGTCCCTTGGTGGCGGAATAGCCTACCCGGAAGATGGCGTCCCCTCTGGTACTGGCCCGCTTCGCCCCATGGAGGCACAGATACGGGAACCGGCACCGGCGGAACACATCGTCTACGTACCCCTTGGTGGCATCCATACCCTTCGGCAGGGAGAAGAACAGCCCATCTCCGAACAAGCGGGACGCGAATAGGTCGGTCAGGGGCTTGAACAGGTTCACGCACACGTACTGACCGCTACCGATGTCGGGGAAGCCGAACTCCCCTGAGTAGTACACCTGCCTGTGGTCCCCAGCGTACAGGGCGTCATACCGGGAGTACCGGTGCAGCCGGGCCACTTCGGACGTTGGTGGCCAGGTAACGCTAGTACGGCCAAGCCCAAGGTTCTCCCTCGTCCCGAACAGCGCAGTGATGATATCCATCATAGTCCCTCCGGTTTGCTACCGATTCTGGCTGTCCGCGAGACGCGGAGATCCGCGGCCACACAGTAGTACAGGTGCGCCATGCGCAGATGGTCCGGAGTGGTGCCCTCGGACCACACAACCCTCGGTATCCCGTCGGCGCCCTCCACGATCGTTCGCACGGATGCGCATAGCTGGCGTGTGAGCTCTGATCTTTCTTTCTCAGGCAGATCCGGGAAGACGTCGTCGACCAGCAGCAGGTCCCGAGTCCAGTCCATCGCGCTTGACCGATGGATACGGACCCGTGCCGACCCTGGCTGGTGGATGTAGGGCTTCTTATCCGCCCTGGTGAGGCTGAAGTCGGCTAGCATCACCCGTCCTGGATGCCGCTGAACCATGGCCTGGGCCGCCCGGAGCTCTGGTGCGGAGTCTATGACAGTGAGGGAGATTCGCATCGTCTGGATGAGTAGGGATAACTGCGTCCAGGTATCGAACCGGTGGACGCCCAGTATCTTACCCTTCCCGTCCCCCACGATGACGTCTATCTTCTTCCCCTGGTCCACTCCCGCGAAGGTGGGGGTGTTGCTCTTGACCGCGTTCGGCCAGTCCCCGAAGCTGATGGCGGAGGGGACGATGTCCTGCTTGCCGCTGGTCTCCGGTACGCCAATATGTCCCTGTACGAACCGTTCCGGGAACACGGAGTTCTTCCAGTCAAGGGCTATTCGTGCCGGGGACCCTGCTGGTGGCATCAACCCAGTTATGTGGTATCCAG